TCCGTAGGGGTTGGGCTTGGACTCCGCGGGTTCGTCGTCCAGATAGAGCTGGAAGTCCTTAGCCGTCCACAGCTCGGTGAGAGTGGCCTGTTTCTTTCCGATGTTCTGTCCATAGAGGATAGCGATCTCGTCCTCTGTGAGCGTGTACCTGGAAGCGACTCTCCACACCCTGGAGCTGTCGTCTCCCAGCCACCAGGCGAAGATCCCGGAGACGTCGGGGGACGTGATGCGTATCCGTTTCTCCTGGGTGTCCCAGGTGACCTTATAGCATCCGTCTCCCAGGACGGCGGTGTCGATCTCGGTTTCGTAGTCGAGCTGCTGCAGATTGTTCTGGTCGTTGACCTGGTGGAGTAGCTGCTCGGCCCTGGTGACCCGGGCTTTGAGCTGGTCGGTGTCGGCGGTCGGGTGGCAGGCGTAGTCGAGTCCCTGCATTAAGAAGCTGGTGAGCTTATCTATTGAGACCTTGGCGTAGTTGAAAACGAGCTGCCGGTTGCGTGACGTCTGCGGCCACTGGCTGCCGTTATAGAAGTCCAGGTTGGTTTTGTAGGCTGCCAGGCGGGTGGTGTCCAGGCGATTCAGTGAAGCTGGGGTGAATTCATTCATCTCTCAAGCCTCCTTTGGCTGCTCTGGGGCTGAAGTCTCGGGCGGCCTCGGTTGTGAGGGCGAGGCTCATAAGGAAGTCGTCGTGCCCCTCGGTGGGGTCGACGTAGAAATTCATGGTTTGGTTGGGCCTGTACTGGGCCCTGGCTCTCTCTAGTTGGATCATGGTCTCGATGTACTCCTTCGAGCCGTCCTGCTTGTAGAACTTAAGGCGGGCGCTGTTGACGAAGGACAGTAGCTCGAATCCCATGTCGCTTTTGCTTTTTTGGGTGAAGGTGAATGGGACGACGCGTGAGCCGAGCTCCTTCTTAAGGAAGCTGGCCACGGGCTGGCCGATGCCGGTTGCGTCGACGAGTGCTCTCCGGCAGTTCCACTTTTTGATGGCGGCCACGATTGAGGAATATAGCTGGCTGTGGGGTGTGCCTGTCCACTGGTACTGTTCTACGACTCGGATGGTGGGTTCGTTGGCGGTGAACTGTGATCGCTGTGGTTCGCTCGTGTCGACCTCGGCTATGGTGATGACGGTCGAGTCCAGCTTGCGGGTGGCTGCGGTGAGGGCCTGCTCTCGGGTCTCCTCCCTCTCTCCGGCGAGGTCGATGCCGGCGATGTAGGTGGCTTTGGGGTGTGGGTCTTTGAGCCTCTGGTGGGCGCCGGTCATTAGGACGATTTGCTGTCGTGTTAGGAATCCTCCGCCGCTTCTTATGGGGAGGAGAAGGTATTGGGTTCTGAAGAGGGGGTGGTCCTCGCCGAGGCGGGTCCGCTCTGCCTCTACGTACTGTCGGTAGTCGGGGTTGTACTTCGATACCTCTTTCCAGTCATAGCTGAAGTGGCGCTTGATTCCGTCTCTGCGCTGCAGTTCGAGGTTTGAGACCTTGATTTCTTCCAGGAGTGTCGAGTCGTCCCAGGTCGTGCCGTAGTGTACTGTGGTGACGTTGGTCGAGCTTCCCATGGGGCGGAATTCCTTGGTGTACTTCTCCGCGTTGACGTCCTGGGACTCGTCTATCTCCAGCAGGATGTCGGCGGTGTGGCCGACGACTGAGCTGGACTCCTCGGCTGAGAGGAAAACGACCCGGGCGGCGCCCAGGACGACTGTGTATCCCATCTCGGTGTGGTATATGCCTTCGAAGCCGAACTCGTCGAGGCGCTCGCGGAGGCGCTGCATTGAGATGATGGTCTGTGGCTTGAAGGTTGGGGAGCACTTGACGATGCTGCCCCCGTTGGCCATATAGAGTGTTAGCAGCAGGACCTCCAGGTGGGCTGAGAGCTCGTTCTTGCCCCCCTGGCGCGCTATCTCGACCGAGAAGGTGAGGCCCTTGCGGGTCTGGATGCTGTCGATGACTGCCGCGGCTACCTCTTGTTGGTATGGTCTGAGCTTCATTTGCCTGCTGCCTTCATGGCTATGTTTATGCCTATGCCTAGCGGGGCTGCCACCTCGGTGAGGACCTTGGTGATGGCTTCCTTCAGTGAGTTCTTTTGCTCCTTTGATATCTGGTACCTGGTGCGAACCAGGCGGGCGATGGTGTTGGCTGCCTCGAGCTGGAGGTCGATGCGGTCGGGGTGGCGCTCTACGAGCTTCCGGAGTTTGATGCGGAGGAGTGCGATTTCTTGGTCGACGCCCTCTACGAATACGGCTTCGTCCATCTCCAGGAGCTCCGCTTCGTCCAGGGACCTGGAGTAGAAGCCGTGCTTACGGGCGTTTTGGTTGCCCTGTGGTGGTCCTCGTTTTGCCATTCTGCTTGTTCTCCTGTATCCTCGCTTTGATCATGCCGTAGACGAGTGCGTGGGCGGCGAGGACGAAGTCTTGCTTTGCGATTGCTACTTGTAGTATCTTTAATTTGGTACTCATGGTTTAACCTCGGTTTCAAAGCCGGCGAGTTGTGGGGCGGACTCCTCCTGGACGTACAGGTCCATGGAGGCCTGCGCGGAGCCGATGGTGGCTACTAGGGGGCTCCCTGCCGCTGGAGGTTTAGGATCCGTGCCAGGCTGGCCGGGTGTATCTTGACTTCGAACTTGATGGTGGTCACCAGGCCTTTGTCGTCGAACTTGGTCGTGGTGGCTAGTCCTGTGATGTCGGGTAGTAGGATTTGAACCTTCACTGTGTTCACCTCCTTTGCTGATGTCCCGGGCGAACTTCTCCTTGGCTGCCTGGGATAGCCAGGTCCCGATATCGACGCCGGCCACTGACGCGCCGGCCTTGGCCAGGCGTCGGGCCTTCGGGTCGAAGTTCCTGATGTGGTATCCCTTTTCATTCTTTGGTTTAGCGTCTAACGCAGTGTCCATATTTCCCCCTTATGTATTTGTCAGGGTCCTGACTGTATCTGTGTTTGTTTTCTTTCGGTCTATATCTGTTCATTGTTGTTTTTATGTTTTCTTTAGTGTCCGTCTGGTTCTCGCCAATTTTGGCGAGCGTTCTCGCCGAATTCGGCGAGGGGTCCTCGCCAATTTTGGCGAACGCTGATTGTTGCCAGAGGTCGGGCGGATTGACGGAGTAGGTGGGTGGGCGTCCTGGGAGGATGGCAATGATGCTGAGGCTTTTGAGTCTGGTGAGCACGTGCGGCATGTGGTCCTTGCTGATCCCTGTCTTGCGGCTGAAGTAGTCGGGTGAGATGTGGTCCTCGTTTCTGAGGTATCCGTCCGTCTGGCGCATTATGAAGAGGACGGTGCGGATCTGGCGGCCTGATAGTTTCGAGCGCGCGAGGGCCTCGATGGTGACCGTGTGGTTCGGCACGAAGGTGTAGGGGATGTAGCTCACCGTGCGGTTGTTCCTCATTCTGTTCCTCCCTTTCTGGCTTTGTGGTTAGGGTTCCGGTTAGCAGAGAGACGGAGCTCTGCAGGTGGGTCGGGGCCATGTCCAGGTAGACTGCGGTGGTGGCTATGGTGGCGTGGCCGAGGAGCTGCTGAATGGCGGAGAGCGGCGCCCCCCTCTCGACAAGGGTTGTGGCGAAGTAGTGCCGTAGGGCATGGGGGGACATGTCGAATCCCGCCGCCTTAGCGTGGTTCCTGATGATGGTGTATATGTGCTTGGGGCCGATGGCAAACAGGGGGCTGGCGGGGCTGATGTTTTCCCTGTGGATGTATGAGGCGATGGGCTCTCGTAGATCTTGGGCAAGGGGGATGGCGCGGTCCTTGTCTCCCTTCCCGGAGCGGACGTATATGTATTCGTCTGCGATGTCGCAGGGTCTGAGCCTGGCCAGCTCAGCTCGTCTCAGTCCGGTGTAGGCGAGTACCAGGATGATGAGCCTGTCCCTGCCTTTAAGCTTGGCCCAGCAATTTACCCGGGCGTCGGCTGCCGATAGGAGGGCTTCGATATCCTTGGTGGGGTGGTATGTGGGCAGGTGCCGCTGGTGGTGGAACTTGACCTTAAGGGGGATCCCGTTGTGTTCGAGGAAGCATTTGATTGGGGCGTAGTAGGCCTTGACGCTTTTCTGGGTGTATCCGCGCTCCCTCATCTCGGCCAGGAATTGCTTGGCGGCGTTGGCTGAAATGTGGCGTTCTTCGAGCCAGGCCTGGAAGGCCCGGAGTCGTTGCTTATAGAGGGAAAGGGTAGAGGGGTTAAGGTCGCGGAGCTCTAGCTCCGCGGTGAAGTCTTGGAACGCCGCTGCAGACTCAAGCTTGGCCATGGCACCACCTCCCGGGGAAATGGTGGAATTATACAGAGATGCGTCATAACCATTATTATGACGCGTGTCGGCGGGGCTTGGTGCTTGGCTAGCTGGGGGTTCCTGTGGCCACCGGGAGAATTGCACAATAAAAAGTATAAGGGAGGGGCTTGTGGTTGTCAAGGGGTGTTTGTGGTATAGTCTGTACCGCCATGAAAACGCTTCGCATTCTATGCTTCGCTTCGCTTTTGGCGGTGATTTTGCTTTGCGGAACCGCCGGCTCCGGTGGATCAGCGGTGGTGGTACCCCCCCTAAAACCGCCGTCTTTTTCGCCCTCGAAGCTGGGTTATGGTCCTGCTGATCTGCGGCCGGCTGAATTGTTGAAGCTAAATCACGGCGGTTGTGGAACCGCTCCGTCGGGCTCGGGCACAATGACGATCACCATGACGGGAGCCGCCGGGGATCCCGGGGACATCAGCCAAGGGAAATAGGGAGGGGCGGACCCGCGCGGATCCGCCCCCTGGTCGTGTCACCCGTTGACTGTCTTCCACCCGCCGCCGCGGTGGCCGGACTCGGTGGCTGGGTCCGGGACAACGGGGGTGAGCTCCCGGACCCAGCAGTTGCCGATGATCCATCCTGCCTTCTGGCAGGCCTCCTGGGCTGAGTTGGCTTCCCCTTCCCACCGGCCCTGGGTGACCCTATTCCAGATCCTGTATCTCTTCATGCTGTGCCTCCTCGTATTCTCTCCTCTTGTACAGGGCTCTGCTGTCTAGCTCGAGCCGGGCCATTTCCTCCGTCAAGTTCCTGAGCCTCCGGAGTGCGCTATCGAGCTCGTTGAGGACCCGGGCATAACGCCTTGTGAGAGGCTGCATCCGCCTCAATGTTTTCCTCCTGTATGTCATAGCAAACTCTCCTTTCTCCGGGGAGGGGGTTCGGGCCCCCTCCCGCTCGCTCGTCTATTTCTTCTTGCCGTTGTCGAAGTGCCACTTCAGGCACTGCTGGCATTTCCAGGCCTGCCTTGGTTTGCCGGTCGTCTTGTCGGTGAACTTGATCAGCTCCATGAACTCAGAGCTGCCGCACTGCTCGCAGACCGGGATCTCGCCCGTCTCTTGTGGGCTGGCTGGGGGCTTGCCTGCGGGCCCGCGGAGCTGCGCGGCCTTCCGCTCGGCGTTGACGATCTCCCTCTTAGGCGGGTTCATCCAGTCCTGAGGGTACTCGCTGCAGATCGTCCCGATGTCCTGGAAGATCTCCTCCAGGGTGTCCCGGAAGGCGTTGATCCTGCACTCCCTGCCTTCGAGATCGATCTTGACCTCTGCGTGGTATCTCTTGTCTCCGTTCATCTCCTTCTCCTTTCGTTCGAATATTTTCTATGTCCTGGCCACGCTGACCAGTTTCTTGGTGACCAGGACGCCGGGGATATTGGTTACGCCCGATTTGACCCTGGCCCTGATCCGGGGCATCGATGGCTCGCATAGGTCCCTGGGAACCCTTGCGGCGTCGACCACCTGAACATCCCAATCGTCTCTATACGTGACGGTGCCCAGGTGGGCGCGCGAGGTCTTGACCACGTTCGGGACCTGGGGAAGTTCGGCTGGTTCGACAACCTCGCCTGTTTCCTGGGCTTCCTTCATACGGGCAGCCTGGGTCTCCAGGGCCCGCCTCTCCTCCTCTCTCCGGAGAGCAATCAAGGATTCATGATAGGAAGTGAGCTCCCGGTTCAAGATGTTGATGCCCGTCTCGAGGCGATTCATATAGGGCTTGAAGAGCTCGATGATGCGCTGCTTCGCATCGTCCAGAGGACGGGTGAGCTGCCTCCGCTTTTCGTCCGCCTGTTTGCAGGCCTGGCGTGCCGAGATTAGCAGGTCCTCAGCGTTCTTCTGTTCTTCGGGGCTGGTGACCTTGAGGTCGTGGAGCCACCGGAGTAGCGGCTGCGATGACTCCTCCAGGGTGGCTAGTTCGCATGTTGCGTCTTGTTGCATTTTGTAACTCCTTTCTCCTTGCCGGGCCTCTCACCCCGGCGAGTCCTCACTGTTGTTTTGGTTGAGGCTACTTGTCTTCTACGAGGATGCACTTGAGGCCGGGCAGAAGCTTCCGAAGTGTCGTTACAATGTAGGGGTTGTTGTCGTAGTGGAGCTGTACCTGCAGGTGCTGGATGATCGAGGCCTTTCGGAGTGCGGCATCTGCGGAAGCTTCCGGGTAGTTGCTCCAGTTGATAAGCCCCAGGGGATCGGCGAAGAGTACCGGTAGCGTGATTTTGCGGTTTCGAAGCCAGTCTCGGGTGAGCTGCTGGCTGTCGGGCTGCCGCGAAGTAACAATGAAGCCGATATCGCCATCGTTCATGAGGGTGTACGGGGAGCATCTCAAATTGCGAGAGGAGTAGAAGTGATGCTTTGCGGCTGGCCACTGGTTGGATGGAAGCGTATTCTCCATTTCAACGAAGAACTCGTGGGCTCTTCCATCGGTGATTACGCCGTCTAGATCAAATGAGACTCTCATGTTCTCCCTCCTTCTTTTCTCGTTGGTCGCTTTGGCAAGATACCGTAAGCTGTGGGTGTGGTTTTCACTTTCTTCTTGCCGAACAGGGCGTCGAGAATCTGTCCAAAGATGCCGACCTGTTCGCGCCTTGTTGGGTATACTATGAAATCCCTTCGCATCTGGTCTCTCCTTTCATTTGCCTTTCCCAAGCAAGCTGGAGTTGAAACTTCTTGAACGGGCCCGCTGCCCGGAGAACGTTAGCCTCGAGCTGATCGGCCACAGCTCGAAGCGCCGCGCGCTGATCGCGCTGGACCCGCCGGGCCCGGAGCCGCCGATACGACAGCTCCAGGCCCACCGGGCAATAGCAAACCCTGCTGCAGATATGGGCACAGGCTTCCTTGCCGCAAAGACCGACCTTAGCTGGCATCGCTCTCCTCCTTGATGGCGAGGACTTTCTGACCGGCCCTGGCTGCCAGGGCCTGGAGTGCCGGGAGATCGCGCTCTGGCACAAGAAGAGCCAGCCGGCCTCCCTCTGCTGCACTTTCCTCTATTACTACTATCTTCATGACTAACCTCCTTGGCATATTTCTCTCTTAAAGAGATGCTGCTTAAAGCGCTTAGTTGCGAACGGTTTTTCCCCGCCGACGGTTACGCACCGTTTGCGGCCGAAACAACGAGTAGGAGTTTTTGCCTCAAAAACTTGCGTACCGGCGGCGGGAAAAGAAAAATATCGCAAGCGCTTTAAGCTGGTAGAACTTGGTAGCTCCGATGTAGCTGATTGGAGCTTTAGCTCCCGCGAAGCCGGCAGAATCAGGCAAACCCACGAAGAGGTAGTGCAATCTTCTTCATCCCTCTTCGTGTTTTGCCATGATTCTGCCCTTTGCGGCGGGCTCGGCCCGCCCTTGCCTGCTGTGCCGAGATCGGGCCCTTTCGGCGCCGAGCTCGGCACGGAGACGCCTCACGCGCGCAAAAGCTTATTACCTCTTTGCGCTCGGGGCGGCGACCTCGGCGTGCCCTGCCACGGAGGCTGAAATTGCGCCAAGAGAACGATTTGCGGCGATAAGCCTCGGGGTCATGCCCTTCGCTGTGCGAAGGTGATGATCACGGGGCCGCCGCATTACATTATGCGGGCAATTTGAGCTGGAGCTGTACGCGAAGCCTGCCGAACGGAGGCGGCAGAACGCTGCGTCAACTCGGGTTGCGTACCTGCGAGCAATCCCCATTATCCTGTTGCATCGCATTGACGAAGCGTTTTGAGGCTGAGCGCAGAGCCACAGTGCCATACATTGTATGGCCTGAACGGTAGCACTGAGTCCTGCATCAGTGGACGTGAACGGCTGTATGTGGCAATGAGCACGCCTCCGCCTGTTTCCCTCTGGGCGTGCGTCATGCCAAAATTCGGCCCGGAGCTTTTGTCCTTTTAGCCCGAAGGGTGCACCCGACGCGCAACCCCTTGCCGTTGCTTTAGCTGACGCTCTTAGCGTAGGCAGGGGACGGTGAGCGTCGTGTGCAGGCAAAAGCTCCCTGGCTGCCTTGTTTAGAGGCCACCGCCCGGCGTCCCCGTTCAGCCCCCGTGCTCCCTTGGCTGGTGCGTTGGTGACTCGCTGGTTGATTGCGTGGCCGTGTGAGCCGGGCCCGACGTCGTGGTGACCTCGGCCCGGGTCGTGGACGGGCACGTGGTTGGTGGTCGGACTCTGGTCGTGGGGATGGGGACTGAGATGGACAGGCGCGTAGGGGATGGGACCGCCGGCGCAACGGGGTGGTAGCGCCATTAGGAGCGCCGGCGCCGCGCCGCAGGCCGTGGATAAGAGGGCTGGACTTGACCCCGAGAGGTTGCGCCCCGACCAGGTAGGCCACGGCGCCGGGCGGCCAAAAAGGAAGGCGCTGAGCGGACCGCGAAGCGCCTACAAAGCCGACGGCAAGCCGCCCCGCCATGGCGCGGGGCACCGCGCCAGGCCATGAGGCCCGGATCGCCGCGAGGCGGAAACAAATGTGGGGTGGCGCGGCGACTGGGCCGAACTGTCCGTGCTCCCTTCACTGGTGCAGGGGCCAGGCTTCCCCGTTCAGCCTCCTTCTCCCCTCACTAGTGCGGGGATGGTTCCCTTGGCTGATGCGTTAGTGGTAGTGGTGGTTGACGGGTTGCCTTCTTTGTTTGGTGTGCCATCTTCCTTGTCCACTCTGTCCTGGTTGCTAGTACTTGCGCTTCTGCTAGTGTATAGGTGATGGCGCCTTGGGGGCACTGTGTCTTGAAGGACTCGTCGAGTATGAACCATACTTCGTCGCCTTGGTACGTGGCTTTGAAGCAGTTAGGGTTCATGGTTCGTGGCTGGCCTTGCTTCTATCATGGTGGGTGGTTAGTAACTTCACTGCTTCTATCATGGTGAGTGGTTAGTTACTTCACTGCTTCTATCATGGTGACTGGTTAGTTACTTCACTGCTTCTATCATGGTGACTGGTTAGTTACTTCACTGCTTCTATCATGGTGACTGGTTAGTTACTTCGCTGCTTACATCATGGTGAGTTGTTTGTTTGACTCCCCCTATTTCCTTTTAGTGTTGTTATTGTTGCTTGTTTGTTTTCTTCTTGGCGGGAGTCACAATTCGGGCGTGAATCGGCGACAGTCGAGGCAGAGCGTCCCGGCCCTTACCCAGCGGCGCCTGATTCGGACATAGCACGCCTTGACGTCGCCCTTCCGGGGCCCGAGCTTTCGCCTTCTGTTTCGGGTTCTGTGTCCTCGTGGGCATAGGTAGTGGGGCTGAAGTCTCATGTTAAGGCCTACAATAAGGGCGGGGCGATTTCGGGGCCTGACCTTTTTTCGGAAAACAATTCATGGCGCCCCCAACGTGAGCCGCTGCTCGTATAGGCTCTTGTGGCGGTCGTAGTCGGTCTGGATGCCAAGTACTCGGAATTTCTCCTCGTCGATGCCGCAGCGCTTGTCGGTGACGGTGATGACGTCGTATAGCTCCTGGTCGACGTTGGTCGGCACTACGATTTGATCCCCCATAGCTTCTAGAGTCTCATGTCTGAGTAAGGCGTCGGCCCGCTTGGCCGCCTGGTCTGTCTCCTCCAGGTTGGCGTCGTACTGCATACGGAGGTTGTCTATTCCCAGGGATAGTAGATCCCAGTCGAACGCTGCCTCCCTGACGTGGACGGGTGGTTCGTCCTCGGTGTCTCCGCTGACCTGGGTGTGGGTGGTGGTGAGCTTCGAGGCGTAGGCGCCGGCGTAGAGCGGGTGCGAGTTCGTTGGGTTGCTTGGGTTTGTTGAGTAGGAGTAGCAGGATGACTCATTGGCCAGCAGGTCTTTGGCGTAGCAGATGGCCTGGGTGGGAACGAGTCCGTCGGTAACGAAGCTCAAGAGGCGCCGGAGCTGCGTGTCGGCCAGGGTGCCCCCCCTCGACAGGAACTTGGGGTAGTAGTTATTTATGGCCGTGCTCTTGGTGGCGTCCGGGTTGTTCCACAGGCGTATGCCGAGCCGACCCAGGAATTGGTAAAGGATCTCCCAGACCCGGCAGGGTTGGAAGGTGGTGTAATTCCAGCGTAGCGAGTAGCGAGCTGCCCACTGGGCGGCGAGGCCCCAGAGGTCGAGGCAGCGAAGTGTGAACACTGAGCGGTTGGCCTCTGAGCCGTAGTGCCAGGAATCTATCCAGTAAGTGAGGTTGTCGAGCGCCTCGGGTCCCGAGGTGGTGCGATATCCCAGGCGGAGTTGAATTTCCGCGCGAAAGCGAAGCGAAGCGAGCGCCCCCTCTCCCGGGGAAGCGAAGTATCCCTTGGAGTTATCGAGCTGCAGGACCAGGGATCCCGGGCGCTGGTGCCCTATTACCTGGTGGATCTGCTGGATGTAGGGAGTGAGGTCCAGGGGATCGGCGGCGGGGCGGGGTGCTCTCCAGACTCCGTCGGGTGTCGAGAACCACCAGTAGGCGGCAGTACTGGCCATCCGGAGGCCGTAGGCCGAGGTGATGGATATGAAGAACCTGGGCTCTGTGATAGTGGCGCTGGACCAGTCGGTGTCCTTGACCAGGTGAGCTAATAGGGGGCGGGTGTAAGCCGTGATGCCCGAGTAGTCTTCGACGACGGTGAGCTGAATGGTTTCGTAGGGCTCAGGGACCAGGGGACAATGACAGTCGGGGTATCGGAAGGCGGTGGCGACGTCCTCGTCTGCGGTTAGCAGAACACGGAGGGCGCCGAAGTTGTATGTCTCGCTCAGCCTGGTGGCATAGAGGGCGTAGCTGACGATTCCTGTTCCGGCGTCCGTGTCCTTGCCGGCCAGGACGATGGGGAACTGTCCGTCCTGGTAGGTTGCCCCTATGCCGTAGGTGGTGTCAAGGCCGTGGTTGTAGTTATAGGTGGTCGTGGCCTGGTCGGAGGTGTCCAGGCTTACGGCGTAGATCTTGATTGCGGTGGCAGCGAAGCAGACTACGGTGGTGGTCGTTCCCTTCCAGGAAGCGGCCATGGAGAGGACGTCGGCGGTGGTGGTGAGCTGGGCGCTGGTCCAGTCGAGGCCGTAGTTATGGCTGTAGTACTTCCATAGTACATTGGTAATGGTGCGGTAGAAGATGTAAACCTTAGTACCATAGGCCACTATGGCGCAGGGGCCGGAGCAGTCCGTTGCGATCTGCGTCCACTGCGTGTAGTCGGATATGAGGCTGGGGTTGGCCACCTTCTGGTAGTAAAGCCTGCTGCTGCTCCCTGCCCTGATGCGGTGCATGCTCCCTTCTCCATCAAAGGCTATGCCATGATGGTTGTCGGCCTCTGAGCCGTCGTAAAGCCTTGTCCAGGTGAGCCTCTTGATTCCCTGCTCGTAGTCATAGACCCTGGCCTCCAGGTATGGCTTGCGGTGCGGGTTCCTCTGAGCTGCACGGAGGTGGGAGGTCATGCCGTAGAACACGGCGGCTGCGGTAAGTGTTCCTATCCCTGAGAGCGTAGCTGAGGCGTATAGTTCGCCGGGGGTTGTTACGGAGGCCGCTGCCGATAGGCTGCCGGCGCCGGCCATGGTGGCTGAGGCTTTGCGGGTTGCGCGGGCGATGGCGGCCAGGGCGCCCTCTCCTGATAGCGTGGCGCTGGCTCTCCTGGTCACCAACCCTGCGGCCGCCAGGCTGCCGGTCCCGGCCATGGTGGCCCCGGCTCTCCTGGTCACCAGGGCTGCTGCTGCCAGGGCGCCTGTTCCTGATAGTGTAGCTGAGGCGTAGATGGGGGCGCCAACGATGGTAGCGGCTGCTACGAGCGTACCTGTTCCTGAGAGGGTGGCGGAGGCCTTGCGGGTCACCAGGGCTGCTGCTGCCAGGGCTCCGCTGCCTGACATGGTGGCTGAGGCTTTGCGGGTGGGGTAGGCTATGGCGGCGAGGGCGCCTGTACCTGACATGGTGGCGGTGGCGTAGTGGGTTGTGCCGCCGCCAGTGCCCCAATCCTCAAACATGAAGTCGGAGGCTGTACGGGTGGTCCAGGTAGCGCCGCCATCGGTACTCTCCTCCCTGCATCCTCCGGCGTAGGCGGGTGAGCTTGAGTCGCACCGCCATCTGACACGATTCATGGCGTCACCGCTCGGTGCTCTGATTACGATGGCATACTTCGTGCTGGCGCTGAGGTCATAGCCGGCGCCCAGGGTTATCTCGTACCAGGCGCCTGCTGTATCGGTGGTTAAGCTATTTCCATCGATGGTGCCGGAGCAGAGGTCGGCGCCAGTCGGGTGGCCGCTGCCGTCTGTTGCCCTGATGCTGACGGTTAGTGTTCCAGGTGAACCGACTCTGTAGAGTTTTAGCTTGACGCTGGTGATCTTGTGAGCTGTGGCTGGGGTAAGGGTCTGTGCGTTCCAGGCGTTTCCTGAGTTTCCCCAGTAGTCGTCATCACCAGTGTTGAAGTACTCGTATAGTGTGGCCATAGGCTAACGTCTCCTGGACGCTTGGTTACATTTTG